CACGTCATTAGAGGTTCCATCCACAAAAAGAGGAAGCATGCCGTCAATGTAACCAACAAGCGCGTTCTTAGTCATCGGCCGTGTGCGATCACGGAAGAACGACTTCCATGTGGCAGAGTTTGAAGGCATCTTGAATTTTTTAGAAAGAAATTCCGTCGCGATATCACTGTTCACCACTTTTGGGCTAATAGGCCCCTTTAGCTGTGAAACGGTGTATGACTTACCAGCTCCAGGAATACCTACGACAAAGATAGCTTTGAGAATTCCCTTGTCGTTAATCGACTCAGTCACGTATTGTTTGAATGTAATCATCGCTTTGCTTTCTTAACTTCTTGTACGAATTCTGAGTAATAGGCTTTTGGAATTGAAAGGTACTTGCCTGAGAACCAGACCTCACGCGGTTTTCCAGGAAGATCAATTGTAGCAGGCGTTACGAGCTTGAAACCCATCGGCTCCGGCCTGAAGCATTCAGGAACGTAGTTGACAATAATGCGGAACAGTTCACGATCCATTGACGGAGCACGGTCATACGACTCAGCAAGCTCTTCGTCTCCATTTGCTTCCTCGTCAAATTCACCATTCTTGGTAAACTTCTTCTTGATCTCATCAATAAGCTTGACGAAGTCCTTCATTGCTGGCTTTTGTTCAGGCCGCATGATCTCGACATATGCGTCACGAATCTGCGCAACGAAAGGGTTCATAGAAAGGTGACTGTGCTTTTCACGGTCTTTCTTTGGTACACCAATTAAAACATCCATAAGGTTGAGGTCATAGCCATTCACAACTGCAATCTTTGTTCCATCAAATGGATAGATCATAAGATTTGTTCCACCAAGTGCAGATTCAGTCGACGTTGAACAGAAGATTGAGCGTGAACGCGGCGGGTAGTCCTCCCATCCAGGCTGACTAAAGATGTAATCTTGAATAGGACGTGTCTGTCCACGTGACTGACTTAATCGTTCACGCGGTTCCCTAGAACGAACCACATGTGGCTCATTGTCCTTCTCTTCACTAAAACGATAAAGAGGAGTCTCAACGTCTTTCCATTGCTTGCAGTTCTTCAGGTAAATCTCAACTGCTTCTGAAACTGTGTGAGTGGTATCAGCTTCAAGGAGAAATTGTTTGAATGTAATCATTCTCTTGATGGTGCTCGAGTTACTGTTTTAGGAAGGCTGCGATCCTTTGGCTCTTCATCAGCTTGAAGTGACTTAACGTCCTCTTTGAATGCTTTCCACTTGTGCCATGGAATAGACAGGTATTTACCTGAGAACCAAACCTCACGTGTCTTTCCAGGCAGCTCAATTGTGGCAGGCGTTACAAGCTCACAACCAAGGTACTCAGGAGTCCAGATTTCAGGTACGTTCTCAACGATGAACTGAAGTGCTTTCCGAAAGGTGTTTGAATTACTTTCATAGCGCTCCGCATATTCCTCATTACCATTCGCAGTAGGATCAAACTTTCCGTCTTTTAGCCAAACCTCCTTGAGATTCATGAGAGAGGACCTCCAGTCCAATCCAGTTTTGTACCTTCCAATTGTGCTTGTCCAAAATTGATTTACTGCGCTCGCGAAGTCCATCACAGGAAATTCATTAATGCTATTGATCCTGATAAGATTGATGAGGTTGAAGTCATTCGTGTCTGTCGTAATCGCCAGCTTGGTACCATCAAATGGATAGATAACTATCAAGTTCTCACTAAACTCATCAACATCACCAACTGCAAATTCTTTGTTTGTTGAACAGAAGATTGAATGCAACCGATCAGGATAGTTTTCCCAACCCTTCTGCGCGAAGATCATTCTTTGCACATCACGGCTTCCACCTTTAGAATCAGAATTACGACGACGAGGTGAGCGGCTGCGCATTGCAAATCTGCCTTCAGAATCTGTGAGACGATACAGAGGATGATCAATGTCCTTCCACTCCTTGCAGTGCTGGACAAATGCCTCAGCTGCCTGCTTTGTATTCGAGTGAGTAATGTCTTCTTCCTCTTGTAGAAATTGCTTGAATGTAATCACAATCCGAATTCCTCTCTTACCATGTCCATATCGTTTTCTGTAACCGCCACGCACTTCCCTGAGAACCAAACCTCTGATCCAATCTCAGGAATCTCGTCAGGGTCAACAACCCTGCAGCGAAGCTGCTTGTAGCTGTACGCGTCAGGCAGTGATGTGATGAAGTTATCAACGATCTCGCGATCGCTCGGTCCACCTACGCTGTCGATTCCATGGAGAAGACCTTCTCGGTGAAGTGCCTTGATCACTTGCTCCTGACGTGCGGAACGCAACATGAACTGGGCGTCATCAAGAGACTGCAGGCTGCCTGGGCTTTTTCCAAGGTCATCGCATAGGTCATCCCAAAAATCGTTGAAGTCTACAAGGTGGAATGTTTTTAGAAAACCCTTGAAGTGTAACTCAAGTCCCCAGATGTCGTCATCATCGCAGACACCGATCTTGGTCTGATCATATGGAAAGATGTTGAGCAAGGTTCCCTTCTCAACGTACTGCTTTGCTTTTCCCTTACGGGTCGAACAGATAAAGGACTGGCTTCTCTTTGGAAAGCCGCGATTTCTGGGGTTGGTATCGAGGAAGACCGTGTAGTAATTCGTGGTGTTCTGTGACTTGCGCAGACCCAGACCTGGGTCATACACGCCACTCTTAAGAGCAGAGCGTGACCCACGGTAGATCATGTTACCAGCTTGAGCTGTGCGCAGTGACTTCATGCAGTGGGTGCGAAGCGTATCAAGAAGCTGTCCACCATCTTGAGGTTCATGTTCGTACGAATTGATCCGTGCTTCAAGGAACTGTTTAAATCTCACCGAAGGTTCCTCAAGTCAGGAAGAATATCATGATATACGTTCTTCTTAATTGCGATGCACTTCCCACTCATCCACAGTTCATGCTCACCTTCGATGTCATAAACGTTCTCGGTGTTCGTCAGTTCAAGGTGCAGGTTCTCTGGGCTAAAAGCCTTTTCAAATACAGAGCGAAGTTTCTCAGGAGGTCCAAACCACTTGCGAAAGTCTTGACCTCTTATCGTATCTTCTTCTGCCATCTTCTCTGTCAAAGTCCGTTCAAACTCTTTCCATGATGCTGAGCTGATGCCATAGTTCGACCAAAAATAATTCCAATCTGAGAAAGTCTTTGCGCCGGGATATTGCCCGATCCTAAAGGCTTCTGTCTGCCAAAGGTCGTATTTCTGGCAAACACCAATCGACTCGCTGTCGTATGGAAAGACTGCATATGATTTGCCGAATGAACTCGCGTAATCATAATTTGCGTTGTTCGCAAAGATGATGGATTTAGACCGCAGCGGATAGCCGTAGTACGGAAGGAACGTGTCCATTAATATCGTGTAATGGTTCGTGGTGTTTGCAGATTCACGGCCTGTCTCACCTGCTTCACCATGAATGAAGTACGCGTCCTCACTTGACTTTTTGGTTCCTCGCCAAAGCGGCGTGTCAACATGTTCAAGCGCTGACCAGCAGTTAGCCTTTAGAAGGTCAAGAGCCTTCTCAATACTGATGTCACGCTTGTGATCGCCTTCCATGAGGAACTGCTTGAATCTCATTTGATTTCCTTAGTCTCCGCATCGACGCTCAGCATGCGCATAATCTCTTCACGGCTGGCCACGACGACGTTGTTCTGGGTCTTTCCTGCATATGGCACAAATGATGCTTGACGCTTACGTTCTCCCTTGACTTTTGCTCGAGTTGCAGCTGCATTCAGCGCAATTGCGAGATATGACGCGGCAACTTCTGCATTTCTAGCAGCATAGCGCGGCTCGATGATCTGCGTGTATTCTGTTTGTTGTTGGAAGGTCTCAAGGGCAGCGTCATAAACTGCATCGATCTTTGCATCGATTTCACGGTCCTCATCATCCTTCTCTTCAACTTCAGGAGGTGCACGCATCTCCGCAAGCTCGCCTTCGGTAACCTGCTCGTACTCATCAACCTCGTTCTCTCTTTGAGGAGCTGTGTTAAACAACTCGTCGAGGGGGTTGATCATTGGGTTTTCACTTTTTGGTTTCATGATTAGTACTCGTTCCACGCATAGATTTCTTCATCGGGCAGTTCACGTCCCATCATGGTGGTAAATAGTTTGATTTCAATTGCAATGCATTTGCCACCGATCCATACCTCATGTTTCTTTCCGTCATTGTAGGCGGCTTCCTTGGTGGTCGTCAGCTTGAATGGTTTGCTGTACGCTTTCTTAAGGGTCTCATCTCCTTTACCATTCAGAAATGCCTTCAACCAACGTTCATCAGAAAATCGCCAACCATTTTCTTCCTCGTCCTTTGTCTCTGCCCTAAGTTCAAGTGTCTCGACCATCTTTTCATATGTATCGCTGTCCTTGACACCTTCCTGTTTGAATTCACGGTTCCACCTCTGAATGGTATTAAAACGACCACCAATCCATATCTCGGTCTCCCACATGTCATGGTAAGGGCAAACGCCGATCTTTACTCCATCAAATGGAATGATCGCGTACATGGTGCCATAACCACTCGCGTGGCCGCGGTTCTTCCAGTTAGCGCAGATGATTGAGGCAGACCGTTTTGGGAAACCTAGCGGTGATAGAACATGATCAAGAATCACCGTGTAGTAGTTCGAAGTGTTTGCAGATTCACGTTCACCTGCCGCACCATGAAACATTTGAACTTTGTGCTCAGCGCTAGAACCTCGCATTCCTCGGACAATAGGAGTGTTCAGGTCTGGAACCGCATCCTTACAGTACCGTGCGATCATCTTCCAGGCTTTCACCTCCTCTAATGGAAAGCGATACTTCTGATTCCTGATAGGACGCTCTCGTTCGAGGATCAATTCTTCTATCTTCATAGTGGTGCTTTCCCACGCGGTGTACTGTTTTTGAACATGGTCTTTTCAGTGATCACACGGAAAGTTGCGCCTTGTGCTTCAGCAAAGATGCTTGCTGCTTTCCATTTTGCTTGATTAACTGCGTATGCCAGCTTATCCCGCTCTGACATGCGTGGAGTCATTACAGCCTCTTTGTATGGCTTGACTTCAACAATTTCTTTCTTGATGTTTCCCATGATGTCACGGTAAAGAATGATGAAATCAGGATAGTACTGAGAGATCTTTGGACGGCCAGCAGGATCCGTCTTGATTGGATTTACATAGGGAATCGCCAGCTCCTCTGAACCCCATCGAAGAACAGCATTGTTGGTATCCAGCCAGGTCATGAACCTCAATTCCCAGGAACTTCTAAAGAGAATGTTGTGCACATTGCCCACGTACTTCTGAGGATTTTTTGGGATGAACCTACCACGAGCTGTCGCCATTATGCAATATCTCCATAGTTTGCGTCAGACGAAACAATTGAATCAATCAATGACGGGCCTCCTGCTGCAGAATCATCCACTGTAACTTGTGCAATTGGTGGTTTAACAGGTGGTCTAATTACATTGCGAACGCTTGCGTCCAAAGCTGCTCCAGCTTGATTTACCTTTGTGCTTCGTGATGCCGCTCCGACCAGCCCACCTGGAAGAGAGGTGGCTTGTCCACCTCCTGGCGTCATTGACACAGCTCGACTGCTATCTACAGTTTCTGAGGTATGAACTGCAAGGTTTGAGAAGGGGCTTCCACCACCTGGGCTTGATGCCGCCGTTCCCGCAGGTGACGTATCGATAGGATTACTCGTGATGCCTGGAACCGTGATGTTGTAGTTAGGGCTGTCAGGAGCTTGCAAGGAACCAACGTCAACGATTTCCATCCAATCATAATCAAACTGCATGGTGACGTTGTTGACGTCAGACGCCTCATGCGAAAGGTCATCAAGGTCAAAAGAAACGAGACGAGCATTGAGGAAGTCAAAGATGACCTCCTTTGCCGCGCTTCCAATAGGTGCACCTGAATCCACGTACATCTGTTTTACGCGAATGGTTTGGATGATGTTACCAACATCTGAATTGATAACGCCTCTATGAGCAATATCATCTTGATCAATGTCAGTAAGTTCAGTGAAGGCCATTCCGCTGCCCATGCTGATCGAGTTAGCGTCAGGTGGAGAGATGCGTTGATTGTAAGAACCAAGTTCCCTGATCATTTGCCGACGGGTGATCGGAGAGTGGATCATCATGAGTGCACGGAAGAAGTTGAGAACCCGATTTCCAGTGTCATCAATGAACGTGATGGTCAGCTCACGGTGCCGAATCTTCTTCAAGACCTTGGTATAGAAGTTGTACATGTTGACTTCTTCATACTCAAAGTCAATTTTTGGACGGTCAACTGACTTTACCATGAAGGTAAAGTCCTGAGAATGGGAGCCTCCTAAGATACTTGGGAATTGAGCAACAGCTTTTGGTGTAAAGATGAATTCAACCTTGAAGAGGAACTTTAACTTTGGACGAAAACTCGTTCCACCTGCTAGGGCAGCCGCGTACGTAGATGAGTAGAACGTCCCGCCTTCACGGCTGCTGCTAGTTTTCGTAGCTGCAGGTTCGGAAGTAACAGGAGCTACTGACTTGAGTGAGCCTCGCTTGAACTCGTCTACAGCCTTACCGAACTTTTCAGTGGCTTTTTTCTCAAGTTCAATTTGATTTTTATCGAGGATTGATGAAATATCCATACGGGATTCCAATAGTGATCAACTATTTATGGGAATCAGCAACAAAAGAGTGTACAGATTTCTAACACTTTGATATAATGACTCTATCAACAAAGCAACGGAGCAGAAAAATGGCAAACTTCACCTTCGATCCTACTCTCCCTAAAATGACCGATGCAGTCAAGACCATCTTGACTGATGGTCTTGTTGCAGATGGCGAGATCATGGCAATGGACGTGTTGTTCGCGATCGACAAATTCCGGGATGAAGGCCCGTACTGCATGGCTAAACGTCTCGGTCTCCTGAAGAACAACTCGGCCGAAGATATGGCAATCGAGTTCATGAGCTTTGCAAACCAAATTTTCTCGAACACCTTCTAAACATGAAAAAGATTCCTAAAGGTTTTACCAATCACCCGGCGGTTACGTTCGTAGAAACTTCTGACATGAACGGTAGCGATTCGAGGTACATCGTTCATATCAAGGATGGTTACTACTTCACTCGAGGACATGCCGCTGGGTGTTCTGGCAGCATCGGTGTAGATACCGTTGCAGATTTTCTGTACGCTAACCCTGAAAAGAAACAGGAGAACTAACATGGCTAAGAAAGATATGCCGCAAGGCGTGAAGGATGATTGGCGTACCGTCTACCTGTGCGAGACTATCGAGCAGGCAAAGGCAGTCATCAACTACTCGTACTTCGTGCGTGTCAACACAATGCACGATGCCATGATCGTCGGCGACAGCGAACACTACCTTCAAGATAGGTTTATTGGGTCGGTGCCGGTCTCAAAGCCAGATGCTTTCAAGCACGTGGAAGATGTCATGCGAACCATGGAAACTCGTGATGGCAGGAAGTTGGCTCTTCGCCTCTACATCAGCGAGCGTCATGAAACTGGCCGCTACGATTACAAGAAGCACCAATCAAAACCAGATCGCACGATTCGCACGTGCTGGATTGGATAAGGAGAACGTGGTTGGCACTCATCATCCTGAGTGCCAATGCAGATTGCTGCACCACGATTCTGTATTACATTTCAGTTGGATCGCGGTGGCCAACAACTTTCATTGCTACACGAAGAGCAAATTTTTCTTCACTATCAGCTTTACGCATCAATTCTTTAATATCTGCATCGTTCAAACTGTTAAAACCTTTGCTGACAAGATGTTTCACACGATCACGAACCTTGCTAGTTAGTTCCTTTCTCGTGCCAACAGACATTGCTGCATCATTGATACGGGAATATAAGTCATTTGATTCAATTAGATCAAGTAATTCTTTGATTAGCATGATATTCATTATCCATAGTTGGCGTTTACTTGACAGAGCTTGAATAGCTACAGGTCTTGACGTAACCGTGGGCCGGATCACCGAACACGGTGTTCGTGCACGCGACCGAGCCGGTGAAGGTCTTGATCACGTAACTGGTGGCGGTGCCGTAGCGAACATCACGAGTTCCAGTAAACGTACAGGTGCCGCCTTCACCTGCACACGCAATCCAAGATGAAGATGGCGCAACAGGAGGCATGACTGTGGTTGCACTGGAGTAGCTGCAGGTCTTCACAACACCAGGTGCCGGGTCAAACGTAAATGGAGGGCGTCCGCAAACTGCCGAATCAGTAAAGATCTTTGATGTAGCGATGTCGGCTGAACCGTAACGAACTTCACGGGTTCCAGTGAACCTACAAGTTGCGCCTTCTGCAGCGCACTTCGTCCAAGTTGCAGCCAACGTTGACGCACCTTCGGCTGTGGCTTCAAAGGCACCAATGTCAAGTGCACCTACAACAGGGCGAGCCTCACCAGCTGCGGTAGCTTTGTACTGAGAAACTGGAGTTAGAGAAACTCCAGTCGCTGACAGACCTGGGTTCGATGCAGCGTTTACAACCAGGGCGCTGTTCATTGGACGAAGATCATATGCTGCATAGTTCACGAAGAAGTCGGGATTGGCACGGAAGTTATTCTTGAAAATTGTCTTAGAGTTCGTGCTAAGTACACCGCCACCCACAAAGATGTTGTTCTGCACGATAGCTGGTGTAACAACATTGCCGCTAATGAACATGAAAGTGCCGCTGTTGTAGTCATTCATGAATGTGTTATTGATGACGTATAGACGGTCAGTTCCATTCGTTGCGCCTTCCTCACCATAGGCAATGATGGCCGGATTCTGGTTGGCAGCTGGTTGTTCGATGATGTTGCCGATGATGTAGGTATCACCTGCGTTTGGAATGTCGATCTCGTAACTAGGTTGGCCAGAAGCTGTTGAGCCAATCTGTCCTGGCGGTGTGCTAGAGAAACGATTATACGTGATCATGTTCATCATCGCCCGCGACTTCAGGTCGTGACCGACATTTGCATCATGCGAGTAGTTGTACCGGAAGGTCAAGCTCTTTGAACGGCCTATGTAGAGGTTGTGCGTTTGCCCATCGCCACGTCCGTTGTGACCGAACTCGCTGTACTCGATCAAGATGTTACTTGTAGGAACGGAATTACTTAGGATGCCGTTCTCGTTATCGTGTAGAAAGCTGTTACGCAGCGTAAAGTTGATTGCTTCCAGGCGGAACGCCGCACCATTGCCGCTAAAGGGGGATTTAGCGCCAAACATCTCAACGTTCTCAACTGTCAAGTCATTGCCGTCAACGACCCAGATGGCTTTGTCTCCTGAAATCTTGCCAGCAGCATCGATCTTTGGACGCACGCCAACACCGCGGATCGTCAATCCATTGCGTACGATCTTACAGACATCACCTTTGTAGGTGTTGCCGCCAGCGATTTCAATCGTGTCACCGTCCTTGGCTGCAGCTATTGCTGCGCAAGGTGCGGCATACGTCTTTCCTGGTCCAACTGAGAGAGTAGCTGCCGAGGCAGAACCCACTGAACCTAGTGCAAGAAGCACCGCAGTAAAAAGCGCTTTCATATCATTTCCTTATGTAAAAATAACCAGCGTCATGCTGGATTAACTAACTTAGGGCACAAATGAATTGTCAAGCATACTGGATAAGGTCTCGCCAATTCGGCGCACCTGATCGAACAATGTCAAGGCCTTTAGTGAATTCACGCATGGTGACAGCATCCAACTCACCATCATTACGCATCTTCAAAAGTTGCTCGAGTAAAGCTTCCTTGAGCTCCATAGAAACGTCTGTTCCTCCCAGGTTAGGAAGAACGGTACGCATACGCTGAAGAATCTGCTCAGGCGTCATGTCCATACCGATCTTTGCGGATCGCGACATGATTGCTGTGTCAAACTCTTCTTTCTTCAGGTTTGAAATGAAGATAACACGACCTTTAAATTCAAAGGTCGAAGGATACTTGATCTTCTCTGGCTTTGACGACTTTTTCTTTTTCTTTGGTGCGTCATCATCGTCATCATAGTCGTCGTCCTCATCGTCCTCCTCAACGCTTTCTCCGTTGATCAGCTTGTCAAGTTGATCATTGTAGTCCTCACGTCGTTGTTCACTCCAACGAGATACGTTGACGGTGTTGGCAGATGACCAGGAGATTTCACGAACAGGTGAGGTGTCGAGAGCAGCCTTCAGGATGTTGGTTGCTTCCTCGTTACGCCACATGGAGTCAAGGTCGTCAAAGATGACCAGACCACCTTTGCGAAACATGAAGAGAGTCTCGTAGATGGAGACTGGAGTCGCCTTACCAGAGAGTTTGACGTAGTCCTTACCAGGAGTTAGCCCAACTTCCTTGACGGTCTGCATAATGGTGAACGTCTTACCAGTACCTGGGCCACCATAGATCAAAAGAGAACGCAGCTTACCACGGCAGGCCATCTCAACGAGCTGGGCCATGTGACCGTACATCGTCTCAGGGTCCTTGAGTTCTTCTTTTGTCGGGTTTGCTTGAATTGCTGCACGAACTGCAGCAAACATCTTAGCTGCTTTCTTGCTATCTGCTGGAGAAAGCCACCTACCAGAGTTAGGGTCCTGTGCAGTAACTTTGATGTAAAAGGTAGGCTCATCGCCTTCAGCATCAACCTTGACAGTCGCACCACCACGATGCTCTTTTCCGCTGTCATCAGAGTCATCATCCTCGTCATCAGAGTCATCATCCCTAGATGAACCTCCAGCTTTTGGAGTGATGTCCCAAAGACCACGGTCAATCTTCTGGCTCTTGATGTAACCAGGAATCAACACGTCATTGGACTGAGCGACCTGTTGAATCTGAGCCCATGTCATGCGCTTCAGTGTCGAGGTGTCAAAGTCGTCTTTGGCAAGATTGTAGAACTCCTGGTCACTGACACGCTTCGCCATCTCGTCAAGCTGCAGGTCTTCCTTGATTGGATGCTTTCCTGTCTCAGGGTTCTTGATCAGCGCCGCAAGTTTTGACATCGACTTGAGGATGGTGTCAGCCGAAAATGAGCGAATATCGAGGAAGTACGACGGTCCACGATTGATCTTGTACTCGTCCCACACATCGATGCCGAGAATAGAACTACCCTTCGTACGGACGCGGAACGCCTTTTTCTTAAAGAAGTACAGAACACCTGTACCATCGTTACCGTCCTTGCCACCGTACCGGTAGATTGGACCTCCGAGCAGCTTTGGTAAACGGCGTTGGAAGGCATTCATGACGCGATCCATGTTCGCGCCATCAAATTGCGCTTCGACTAGATAATCTTTAAATGTTAGCATGTGGGTCACTATGTGGTGTATTACGAAAATAGCCTGCGTGTTAGACAGGCTATTTAGTGTTGGTCAAGCTCTAACCTGCAGGTTAGACAACCATGTTACCGCCAAGAGCGGTTCCATATCCGGCGCCAGATTCAACCTTGCGTGCGTGATCGAAGCGAATTGACATCGTGATCGTTGCTGCTTCAGATGCTGAGTAGTCACGATCACCGAAGTCGGCGTTGACGATCATGCAACCCTCAAGGATCCATGAGGACACGATACCTTCGTCACCATCAAGTTGATCAATGCGAGCACCGAACTTGTAGTCAGAACCAGTTGCAGCGGTGTTCAGCCAGCGACCATCAAGGTCAGAACCGATGATGCGCTGTTGAGTTTCCATCTGCGCTTCAATGACCTGAGTTGCAAGGCCGGTGATGTCATCCTCAATCGTTACTGAGATTGGTTCCCAGCTGTGCTTACCAGCTACGTACGCAGTTGAGTTGTAACGGTGCAGGGTTACCTCTTCCCATGTGATGTTCGGCAGCGTGATCGTCGTAACCTGCATGGACAGGTTACGGGAGTTGGATCCAGGCAGCAGCTGTCCAACATTCTGGAAGGTGAGCCGGAATTTGTTCTTCAGTCGTGGGTGCAGGATACCTGCACCAGCTCCTGGAATACCGAAATTGCTGAGTGTTGCCACGGTAATTCTCCTTAGTTAATTAGATGTCGGCGTCCGTGGCAACGACACGGATCGGGATGTAGATGAATTCAGCCGCGCGCGTTGGCTTAATAGCCACGTCAAGCCAAAGCTCATTACGATCGATACGATCTCCGTAGTTGTTGCCCTCATCGCAGTATGTCGCGTAATCTGACAGCCCGCGCTTGACAAGAATGTCATTGAGAATAGAGTCCGCTGCCGATTTCAGGTTGTCACGTGTTACACGGTCATTCGGTTCAAACACGAACGGCATCGCGCCTTTGCGAAGCGAGCGACGGAGGTACATGACCAAGCGGACAACGTTAATGCGGTCAAGAGCCGAAGCTGCAGGAGCCGAGGTCTTTTGTCCCCAGACCAGGAGCCCACGTCCTGGGAAGAACGTGATTGGGTTGATGTTCTTGTCGTACTCATACAAGTTGTCACGCTGTCCATCGTTCAGGTTCGCTTCAACGAAGGTCGTCGCAGTTCCTGGGGTTCCAGTGAAGTAGCCAACCTTCGATACACCGGTCACAAGACCACGAGCCACGCCTGCAGGTGGAGTCCAGACATAGCCTGCGTTATCGCTGACACCCAGAGTGCGGAGAGCCACACCTGAAGGCGCGCCAAGAACGTTACGTCCGTCCATGTTCGACTGAAGCGCCCATGGGTAGTAGTACGCAACCGACTCAGAAGAGAAGCGTTCCGAAGTCAGCGACCACTGAGCCACCTGCTCTGGCGACATGTTTCCTGGCGTATCTGCAATGACCATCGCTTCGTCTTTGATTTCAACCGACAGAGCGAGCAGCTCATCTACAACTTCTGGATATCCAGGGCACAGAATGAGATTGTACTCGTAGAGGCTTGAACGAACCTCGGTGTTGCTGTTGATTTCTGCCTGAAGAGCAGTGGCGATTGCTACGCGGCGTGCTGCGTCGTTGGCACCCAGAGGAGCTGCCACCGTTACGTCAGAAACTGTGATGGTGAAGCGGTCACCACGTTGGAAAGCGGTTTCACCAGGAACAATGGTGAAGTTCACAAGCGTGTTGTCAAATGGAGTGTTTACCGTGCCAGTTCCTGCTTCACCGGTTACTGAACCAGTTACCGTAAATTCAGTCTGAGACGTGAACGTCACGGTGAGAGTTTCAGGACGCGCAAGCTCGGAGGTCAACAGACCCGACAGGGTTCCATCGCCAACGTTGTTGTTTTCTGGAGTAGCTGCGTACTGAAGGTTAAACGTGAAGCGGTCGCCTGCTGCGAATGGAACATCACCGTTTTGAAGGGTGAAGTTGACAAGCTGAGACGTGAAAGGAATACCGACTGATCCAGCCCCAATGTAGCCAGACGATGAGCCCATTACGGAGAATGATGTAGGCGAGCTAAACGTAATCGTGAATGTCTGTGGCTTGACGTTGGCACCAGTTGCTGTGATGTTTCCCATCGTTCCCGTGCCGAGACCGTAAAAGGTTGGCTCACCAGCGATTTGTGGTGTGCCAAGGCTGGTGAACGTTTCTGGTTCATCAGTCAAGTCGATGTTTGCACGAACGACGTAGGCACGGTTGCCAACACCGAGGAAGTTGTTCAGGGCAAGTAGGCCGTATTCATTGCGGGCGTCGCCGTGGTACTCGTTGCCCGAAGAGTCATTGCGGAAGTGTGGAACTCCGTACAATTGAAGCGACTGAGGGATGGATGTAACGGTCCGGACAACTGAGTGTTCAAGCGTGCCTGCAGCAGGTGTGATGCCGTTTGGCTGAGTCTTCCCTGCGCGGGTCGCAATGAAGATAAGCGGAACTGTCGATGCCGACACCGGAATGAAATAGCTCTCATTTGTAACAGTGACTGAGACGCCTGGGGATACCAGTGTTGCCATTGTTTTTCTCCTATGGATGGGCAGCCGGAGTGCTGCTCTGGTTGTTCATGTGATATTTATGATCCTAGCTAATTTCCTAGGCATATTCTTCACATTTCCTTACTTTCTAATTTCAGCATAGACGGCTCTTATGTCTATGCTATCATATGGAATTACGTAATAACTTGAGCCAATGACCATGATCTCTGCAGTCGTCCAAAGTGCAGCCTCCAAATTTCCCTTCTTAAACTTGGCATCATCGAGAAGAAACTCAACGTCTTCTCTTGATGATCGTCGTGTGATGCCCATGTTCTCAAAGTCATCGTAAAGGTCCATCACGTTTTTTGACCAGATGACTTCAAACTCTCCAATTGGAAAAATAATCGCAGTCTTACCATAGATTTCAGTGCGGCCTGAAGCACTCCATGAATGACAGAAAGCTGCGTTTCCACGAGGACGCACTCCAAATTTCTTCTCAAACCAGTCATCCACGTACTGATGAATCACGGGACTTGTAGACTTTGGTTGCCTATCTTGACGAATAAGTTTCTTGAAATAATCGACTTCTTTCTTACGAATTTTGACTTTGCCCTGTGGTTCACCAAAATTTTTCATACCACGAAACAACAGACTTGAAGAGTGAGTGATCTGATCGAGGTATGGTTTGCAGTCCCTCTTTAGGATATCCATCAAGTATGGCGTGTCTTCCTCAAGAAGAAATTGCTTAAAGGTTCTCATTTCAGTGCTTCCTTAATAAGCCTGATCTGTTCTGGTTTCTCTGCTGGAATTGCGTAGTAACTGTAGCACTTAATCATAATTTCAGCTGACGATTTCATGGCTCCCTTTAAATCATCTGACTTATAACCCAAGGAATTTAACAGGTCCACAACGTCTTCCTCGTGAGGATTGTCAATGATCTGTTTTGAATCTAGTAGATTAAAAAGGTCATGAACCTTCTTTGACCAGATATACTGAAAATTTCCAATAGGAAAGACCGCATGTATTTTCCCATATTGAGATGCAGCCTTGATAGCTCCTTCCCCATAACAGAACATCGTGCTAGAACGGGCAAACATATGGAATTTTCTATAGAACCAATCGTCTAACATGTTGTGAACTCGACCAGGCATGGATACAGGTGTTCGATCGTTTCTAACAACTTTTTCATAATATGGAACAGTGGAAGAGCCAATCATAACTTGTCCAGATGGACGTATAGACCTACTCATTCCACGGTATATCAGCTTGTCTTTACTTCTCTCTTTCAAGAACTTATTGCAATCCTGCTTGATTAGCTTTGCAAGAGTGAGAATTCTATCCTCATCGTCATCATCCTCTTCTTCAAGAAGAAATTGTTTAAAGGTAGTCATTGATGATCATTTACCTGTTGTGGAGTTGGGCCTTCTGGGTCACGCTCAGTGATTTCTGTTCTACCATAAGGATCGCCAAATGGTTGAAGGTTTCCAGTCTCGTTAACCTCAAGCGTGCCCATTGAGGAGAGGTCACCAATTTGAATGATGATCTTGCGAACTAGGTCATCCTTGACGCCAATCGGCATGCCAATCCAAATTGGCATGGTGAAGGTCAGCGTCCAAGAAATTAGGCGACGTTCAGTTCCAGTCGGGTAGTTCTCTTCATTTGCGATATCATTCAGCGTGACATTCGTGATCTTGGTCCAGTCGAATGGTCCATCTGACTTTTGAATCTGTAGGTCAGGGTTAAAAAGCACCAGGATCTGTTCAAGTATCTGGTGCATCTGCATTGTGTTTGATGCGTAGATCGCAAGTTCAAGTGACAGGTTGTATGGCACAGGCATGACGCGCTTCACGACTGTGAGGTCATCTGGAAAGACCCCTCCTGTCTTCATCGTGACTCGCTGGTCAATCATCCCTGGAGAACGACGACGCTCATCAGCCGGAGCGATGCCTGTGATCTGTGCTGCCATGGTTGGCAGTGAGAAGACCCTGTTTTGCGTGTTGCCTGACATGATCGCGGCAACAACCCTGTCCTTGTTGCCAATCACGATAGGTACAGAGACAAACTCAGGAACGTCGCACTCACCTATCCCAGTTTGCACCTGAAGACCGTGAAAAATAGAAACAAATTGAAGGAGGTATTGACGAATCTGGCCGTCATACCAGTAGTGACGAATACTCATGGGAAAATGTCCAGAGAGATTTGAAGTTGTTCTTTATAACCTATTGGAAATGCATAATATTTATCGCATTGAATCATGATTTCTCGATAGGGATCATGAGAAATTGCTTCATTAAGGTCAGTAGTTTTATAATCATAAGCGTCAAGCTTTTCCCAGATAAGTTTCTTTCTAACCTCATTATCTTCTTCATTTGGAAACACTGGCAACTCGACATATAGATCACGAACTACTGGAGACCAAGCATACTTAATAGGGCCAATTGGAAACACGATGCAACTAGTTCCATATGAAGCTAACACAGACGAACGCACGTGTTCACCAAAAGCAAACATGGTTGAAGACCGCGCCTTAAATCCCATGTTCTTCTCAAACCATTCATCCATTGCTGCATGTACGAAAGGTGAAGAATCGGCAGGTCGACGATCTTGACGAACCTCTTTAACAATGTAGGATAAATCATCTCCTGCGTAATCTGTAACGAAGTTGTCAAATGTACGAGCTTTTATACCTCGACGCAGAAAACCGGCGCCTTTAGCTTCACGAAGAAATGGGCCACAATCTGTTTTGATCAGCTTCTCAACCTCGTTCATTTCCTCTTCGCTGAGGAACTGCTTGAATGTAATCATTTGACCGGCACCACTAGGTACTTGTCGCAATCAATCATGATCTCGGGAGCTTTTGTTGAATCAACAAAGGCGCTAGGCAGATCATGATCAGTGTATTCTTTTCGCTCAATGAATTCAGTTAGAATCTCTTTTGCCTTTTCAAGTTCTTCACCTGTGTATTCCTGCGCAGACCATTTCTTTGGAAATTGATACGTCGTGAACAGGTGTTGAATGCTCTCAGTTAAGTCTGGAACCTTTGGGCTGTAAAGGAAAGAAAAGAGCCCCATTGGATAAACCTTATACACATGGCCAAATTCAGTAAGACCATGGTAATTTCCTTTGCAGAAGAGACCCTCTGACCGTGCCTTCCATCCAAACTTCTCTTTGAAGATGTCATCAAGAACTGCAGAGAGCTGAGGGTGCGTGTCTACAGGTCGACGATCCTTACGAACTTTTTTGATATAGCATGTACGCACTTCGCCATTAATGAGTAGCTTGACTTTCTCGTCGTCACCTTTGATGGTGACGCCACGGTATAGAGGCATGTCATGAAGCGCGGTGTTGAGGTCAGCATCAAGCGCTGTCATGTACCGATGGCAGTGATCATTAAAGAAATCCTCAAGGCTGTCATCTACATCCCAAGCTCGAGGATCAGCTTCACTAAGGTATTGTTTGAATGTAATCATCTTAAAGCTTCGTGTAATCGCTCTATGTACTTGTATGGAAAGGCGTAGTACTTCGAGCACTTGATCATGACTTCTGCTGAGTTGTATGCGGCGTCCTCAAGTTGATTATCGATGTAGCCTGCGTGATCGAGCCAATCAATGATTCTATCTTCTACACTGTCATCTCCTTTGATTCCAGTGTAGATGTTAATATCTGCGTACAGGTCGCTTACGCGCGGTGACCAGACATACTTAATTGGCCCAATTGGGAAGATGACGCATGGTGTTCCATACGTTTTTAATTCATTTACAGAGGTCTTTTCACCAAAGGCAAACACTCCCTCTGAGCGTGGCTTCCAACCAAATTTCCTTTCAAACCAATCGTCAAATATCTTATGACGACGAGCTGAAGTGTCAAGTGGTCGACGATCAGTCCGCACGTTCTTGATGCCATATTCCATTTCATTGCCCTCAGCATCAAGAGCTGTATGAGCAGGAATTTCGCTTAAACCTTTAACACCACGAACAAGGAAGCTTCCCATCGTCTCATAAAGAAAATCATGGCAGTCCTTGTTGATCATGACCTCAGCGGAGATGGCCTCAATGTCGCTTTCCGACAGGAATTGTTTGAATGTAATCATAGGGTTTTCATCCATTCTTTCAAGTCATAAGCGTGCTCAATATCAATGGCGTAGTAGCTTTTGCACCTCACCATGATTTCATTGCCCTGATTCAGCGCATTCCTCAAGTACCTATGAGAATAATCTGCATGATCAAGAAACCTGTGTATTTTCTTTCTCAATTCTTCTTCAGAGATGTTTGGAGTTTGCATTGCATGGAGTTGCTGAAAAAGATCGTGAACGTCAGTTGCCCAGACATACTCGAACTTACCAATCGGAAATACCACACGTGGTGTGCCGTACTTTCTTACAATTCCGGCAGATTCGTCTCCGTATTTGCCAATCATACCAATACAGAAAATGGTTTCTGATCGAGCTGGATAACCAAACTCGTCTTTGAACCATTCATTTACTATATTGTGCGCCAAAACTGATGAATCCTTTGGTTGCCTATCATTACGAACAGCTTTCTTGTAAAGATTAATAGGCTCTCCTGGTTCCATTCCATCAATAACCCATGGAATACTCACTTTCTTAGGAGTACCAAGATCATTTACGCCACGGAACAGAAGCCCATTTCCTTTTGCCTCTTCTAAGAAAGGTTTGCAATCTTTCTTTAGAATATCAAGGAGATTAGGAAACTTCTTCTCCTCAGTCAAATATTGTTTGAATGTAATCATAGTCCAAGGTATTTCTTAATTCCATGTTCATGTTCGGCTGGAATCGCATAGTACTTATCGCACTCAATCATGATTTCACATTTACTTGCAAGCGCCTGCTCTAACCCAGTGGTACGGTATCCAAGATCGCTTAGCCAATCTTCAACACTCTCGTGTTCTTCGTCTTCATTATACAGTTCTTGAATGTAATCGTCGAGATCGGCATAAAGATCCGTAACTTCAGGCGACCAAACATATCTAAAACTTCCAATTGGAAAAACAAGGTGCGGAGTACCATACCATTTCACTGTTTCTGGAATCACGTCTTTTCCAAAAGCGAAGACTGCTTGAGTGCGTGCATTGATTCCAAAATTATGTTTGAACCAAGAATCAATGTTATTATGCCAGGTCCCAGGTGTATTTTTTGGTTGACGATCTTTTCTGACGTCCCTTATGTAAACCTTGATAGGCGGCTGTGTATTCTTCTCCTCATCATAGTCCTCCGTCTTCCAGGGTACGTTAGCGAGAAATGAAGGAGAGGAGGTTACGTTCTTGATCCCACGAATTAGGTAACCATGATGGTGCGCCACCTTCATGAATGGAGCGCAGTCCCGCTCGATGACCTTGATGAAGTCATCTGCTTCCTGCTCTGACAGAAATTGCTTGAATGTAATCATGTAATTTTCTTGGTTGTTGGTGACATGATATTGTCCATGTTCAGAATTTCAAGCTGACTTGGGCGATGCGCAGAGCGTTGTGCACGACGGTCCGTCTCAACGTAGATCCACTTATTCTTCACACCTGAGAACTTGTACAGGCGAGCAGGCAGGTTCTTGCTTGGTTCATATTCAAGGCGGAAGTAATCTCCGTCTCTTGCAGTTGAAACATCTGGCAACCGCTCAAAGCCTGACGTGTAAGGCGCACCATTTGGTGGTAGACCATCTTCTACATACAGCCCAACCCCGTCATATGAACCTGGGGTTCCAAAGCGGTTTGCACCTGATGCCTCTTCACGGATGTTCGTGCCTTT